CGTTCTCTGTCTCTTCTTGTAGATCGTTATCAGACTCATTATTAGTTTCTTCAACAGGTTCATCTTGCATCTCTTCAGGGGTTTCTTCTACAGGCTCAGGCATTTCAAGTTCAGCTTCTATCTCCATTTCAATTTCAGCTACCTCAACCTCAATCTCATTTATTTCAATTTCTTGTATCTCTAATTCTACTGTCTCATATGTTGGTTCATCAATAGTAATTGGTTCAAATGTTATACCATTATCTGTTTGAATTGGCTCATTACTTTCAAAAATATCTTCAACAACATTAATTATTTCTTCAGGTGCATCAATATTTAATGCAACAAACATTTCTACTGAGGTTATAGATTGGGTAATAATGGTGCTGATAGTGTTATACAAAATGTTAATTGAGACATCGTCAAACAAGGGGCCAACTGCTAGATTAATATCTCTACCCCCTACTTCAATAATAATAGATGTTAATGAACCACCAAAATCAAAACTACTTTCATATGTTTGATATCCTGATGCAGTTCCACTAGCACTTAAAATATCTGTTCCTGAAAAAACATTTGTTTGTCCATCTTTACCTGTAATGTGCATATAGATAGAGTCTTGAGCATCTTGCTTATCAACTTCAATAGAATATTTTACTTCTCCACCATACTTTGTATTTATTTCTGAAACATCTACAGTTTGAATAAAAGTTG